ATCCATGACCTGCTCGCAGACGCCCGAGTGCAGGAGCAGGGCGGCGGTGCGCTGGGGTTCCGCGTCCTGTCCGATGCGCGACTTCTCGACGATCAGGGCGACCTGGGCCGGATCGACGAACACACGCGCCCGCGTCTTGACCTGCACGAACTCGAGCATCACTCCTCCAGCCACAAGACGCAGTCCACGGTCACGTAAGAATTGCCGACCTCGTCGCCGTGAACGGGCGCGTCCACGTCGTCGGCGTCATCCTCCACCAGGCACGCTTGTGCGGTCACTCCGCCGGCGACCGTGGGCTGTCCAGGCGTGGTGCGCAGGGCGGCGGCGACTTTCGTCGCCAGGTCCTCGGCCGCGTCGCCGGTGGCCGCGTAGCAGTCGAGCTCGAAGCGAGCGCCCACCGGATTGACGGGCCCGTCGTGGGCATGGGGCCGATCGCTGCCGACCCGGCGGTAGACCACGTAGGGGACGGTCTCGTTTTGCTTGGCCCGCACCTTCCGGCAACGCGTGCTGGGCGCTGCGCCGATCAGGGCATTGACGTCGGCGTTGGCCGCCAGCCGGGCGTAGATCCACTTGCCGCCGTTCATAAAAACCTCTCCCCTGCCCCTCCCCGCTCCGGGGAGGGGTTGGGGTGGGGTTCATAGCCGTCCCTTGGCCCGCAGCCGGTTGACCTCCGCGTCGTAAGCTCTGCCGGTTTCCTCGTGCATGATCCGGCTGACCTCGCCCCTGGTCTGCTGCACCGCCCGCCGGCGGACTTCCTGGCCCTGCGACCGCTTGGTCTTGAGGTCCACCAGGTGGAACGTCTTGGCGGGATCGTAGGTGATCGGCTTGCCTTTGTGCTTCCCGCGCACGCGCGTGCCGATCACGAGCTTGAAACCGGTGCGGGGCCCGGCGATGCCGAGCACCGCCCCCTTGTACGTCTTGACCTTTTGCCCCTGGGATTTCTTGAGCTGCTTCCCGCGGTAGCTACCCTTCTCTCCCCGGCGGGTTTTCCGGACCGGACTGAGCTGCTTCAAGGCCTTGGCGATCACCCGCGTGCCCTTGGCGACCCCAGGCCGGAGGATGCGCCTGACCGAAGGGCCTCCGAGTTCCCGGATGCGGGCCTGAATCTCCGCGAGGCCCTCGATCTCCGCGTGCACCGGCGCCTTGGGCCCCTCGGCGAGCCGGTTGCGCAGGCTCATGGCTTCGCCTGGGTCGACGGCACCGGCTGGCCATCCGCCAGGAAGGCCGACTTGGGCACGTGGAACGTGTCGCCGACCTTGTAGCCCTTGCGCTTGGCGCTGGCCTTCTCGACCAGCTTGATGATCGCCATGCCGTCGCTGGTGCACTTGTGCAATTCAAACGGCAGCCCGTTGAGCGGGTGACCGTCGAAGTTCAGCTTGCCGGTGTCTCCTGGTTTCATCTCACACCTCCTGCTTGCACAAGCACACGTGCTCGATCTGCCGGCCGTCCGGGTTGGCGACGCTCTCGATCTGCAGGTAGCGGTTGCTCGGCTTCTGTTTGAACCGCTTCTTGGGCGTCAGGCCCGAGAAGTAACGGAGCTTCACCCGCACACTCACGTCCGCGTGCGTGGCCTTGGCCTGCTCGAGCTCGCGGCCCTGCAAGTCCTTCACCTCCGCGCGAATGTCCGAGCCGCTGCTCATCGCCGCCCAGGTCGCCACCGGCTCGCCGAAGGCATTGTTGGTCTCCGTCGGCTCCTCGATGTCGATCACGTCGCGGTAGGCGCCGGCTGGCATGTGCTTCCCTCCGAGCGTCAAGCCGCAAGCGGCGCTGGGTGCTTACATCTCCCCCGGCCAAAGCGACCACCACAGCGATTGCGCCGCCCAGGGCAGCTCGGCCACGATCGTGCCCTTGATCACCGCCTCCCGGTTCTCGTAGAGGTTGGCGACCAGCACATTCAGGAGCGACCGGGCCCGTCCCGGGAGCTGGCCCAGGAAGTGCGTGCCCGTGCCCGTGTCCGTGATGTCCACCTCGGAACCGCCGGAGGTCAGGCTCAGCTTGCCGGTCGAGCCCGAGGCGCTGATCACGTAATAATCCGTGTTCGCCGACAGCCCGCCCGGCAGCGCCCCGCCGGATTCCGTGTGGTGGTTCGACAGCCGGAACTTGTCGCCGTTGGTGAGGGTCCGTCCCTGCACCGTGATCACATTCGTGGCCGCCACCGCCGTGAACGGGGCCAGGTAGCCCGCGTAGAAATCCACCGTCACGGCGTTCAACTGCTCGCGGGTCGAGGGCCAGGCTTCGCCGTAGGCCGGCTGCAAGCGGGCCAGCTTCTTGCTGGTGTCGAGCTGGTAGTCGCTCGAGGTCAGGGACTGCGTGGCCCCGTCGCTGTCCACGTAGCTGATCGCGCTGATGCCGATCACCGGGCCGCGCGGCAGGAGGATCTCGTCGTCCTCCGGAAATTCGTCGAGCTTCAACCGCCAGGTCGCCGCCACGAACTGCAGGCTGAGCCCCTCCTCCACATACTCGCGCACGTCGCGGATGCGATCGGTGAGGTAGGTGTCGTCGGCGGTCACCTGCACCCGGCAGTGGGCCTTGGTCTCGTACAGGCCGATCGGCTCGGCGTAGGGGGCGGTGAGGAGCTCGAGTCCCATAACCCTTCACCCCCGACACAACCCCTCCCCAACCCCTCCCCGAATCGGGGAGGGGCGGGGGAGAGGTTACCGGCGCGTCACTTTCACCTCGAAGCGGTTGCATCCGGTCGGGGTGAACACCTTATTTTTCTCCGCGAAGCGGTCCACGAGCTCGAACGTCTGCCCGTCGCCCAGGTCGAGGACCTCGCCGGGCTTGAGGTCGTCGAGCAGCTCGTCGAGCAGCTCGTCGGCCTTGCCGTAGGCGGCCCGGCCGCGGTCCTTGGCGGCGAGCATCTCCTTGGCCAGGCAGGCGAGCTTCTTCGACTTCCGGGCAGCCATCGATTCTCCTTGCACAGGCCCGCGTGATGGCCATCCGTGGCCGGCGACGTGGCGAATCCGTGCCACTCACGCGGACCGTGGTTTCACGAACTTAGACCGGCTCCTCGCACCACATCACGGACGAGGCCCACTTGCTCAGCGTGGCGATGTTGCCGCCGAAGCTGATGAGGTTGTTCGGGGCGATCACCAACTCGCCGTCGAAGTCCTTCTGGAAGGCGAAGGCCGCCGTGGTCGCGTCCGTGGCCGTCAGGACCAGTTGATTGTGGCCGAGCTGGTAGAGCAGCGTAGGGGCGATGATGGTCGCCGCCGCGGCGAAGCGGACCTTGTTGCCGCCCGTCGATCCACCGAAGGGGGCGCGTTCGGGGACGGTCTCCGTGAAGGCGGAGACACCGCCGGTCGCCAGGGCGGAGCCGGCATTCTTCATGATGCCGATGGCGTAGCCGCCCGCGGCGCCGGTCGTGTCCACATAGGTGGAGGTGAACCGGACCAGCACGAGGTTGACGCCTGAGCCGGCCGGGTTCCACAGCACGAACTTGGCGGCGGTCGCCGAGTAGATCGGCAGCACGACGCCGGCGGCGGCTTCGCTGGCCATGAACAGCCGGCCCTGCTTGGCGGCGTGATACCACTTGCCGCCGTAGGGCTGCATGAGCTGCGCCCGCTCGTCGGAAAGGAGGCCGGGGCCCGGGGGGAACTTTCCGCTCGCAGACGGGAGTTCGACTTGCATTGCAGGTCTCCTATTTGAACTTGTCGATCAGGATTTCGAGCTGCTCCACCGTGCGCTTCTGCTGCTGGACCAGCTCATTCAAAACCGTCAGCAAATTCTGCGGCTCGCGGAACAGATACCACGCATTCCTCCGCCAGATGTACTCGCGGCGCGTGTCCAGCTCGAACGCGGTGGCGTCGGGCACGTCGAGAGCCGGCTTGGCGTCGCTGCTGACACCCGTGTAGAACGGGTGGGCCAGCGTGCCGACGCCTTGTTGCAGTTGCCAGGCCACGAATTAAGCCCTCGTCTGGAAGATTCGATAGCCGCGCAGATGCATGATCGGGTCGTTGGTCCCGGCCGACTGGCACACGAACGACGGAAACAGCGCCACGATCGGGATGTTGGCGGTCGCCACTTCGGAGCCGGTGAGCGTGCCGTTGACGTACTGCTTGATGCTGGTAACGCCGGTCACCTTGAAGCCGAGCTTGATGTAGGTCGCCTCCGCGATGGTCGCCGCCGCCTGCGTCGCGGCCGCGGTCGCCTTCTCCGTGTCGAAGAGCAGCACGCCGTCATCGGTCAGGCACTGCCAGCCGATGTGGTTGCTGGTGCTCATGGCGCTGGCGGCGATGATGCTGGTGTCGATCTCGGAGAGGCCGCAGAAGAGCTCCACCTTGTCGAAGGTGTCCACGATCTTGAACTCGAACTCGGCCCAGATCGTGGTGTCCGCCACCGGCACGAAGGCCGCCTTGGGGCGCTGGAGGTTGGCTCCTTGCGTGCTGGTGGTGGAATCCGAATCCAGGAGCAGCACGCCGGTCTCGGCCGTGTCAATCGCGGCCGTGCCGGCCGTGGCCTGGGTCAGCACGTAATTGCCGACGGTGGCCTCGGCGTCGTAGCTGTGCCAGTTCTCGATCAGGCAGGTGCCGATGGTCGGATCGAGGAGCCAGTTGAGAATGGGGCAGTCGCCCCACAGGTCGTCCTCGCAGACGATGAGGCCGCGATCGCTGTTGCCGTTCTCGCGCACCCGCAGGATGTTGCCGCCTTGTTCGCGGTAGACCTTCGGGCCGTATGTTCGCTGCGCTGCGGTCGACATTGCAATGGACTCCGCTGGTTGCCCCGCCCGCAGGCGAGTAGTCACTTAAGACACGGATGGGAGCTACGCCGATTGCGAACTACGCGGCACCTTGCGGCAGCCGCCCAGGGCCGCGACGACGGCGATGTCCCAGGCGCCGGTGTTGTTGGCCGGCGTGATGGTCAAACGCACGTAGCGCTTGGGCCCGATGTAGCCGATCTTGCGCACTTCGCTGTCGTCGTCGAACTGGAAACTGGCGCCGGCCTCGGTGCCGAGCAGGAACGCGTCGTCCACGGCCGCGGCGTCGCTGAGGGCGGAGTTGTCGCCGTCCTCGACGAGCACCGTGAAGGTGGCGTTCGAGTCGGCCAGCGCGCCGGTGGCGATGATGAACTCGAGCGAGTCGCGATTGGCGACGTCGATGATCGAGCTCACCTTGGCGGTGTCGCTGCCGGCCCCCTCGTCGGCCGGGATGGCAACGCGATACTCCACGTCGTTGTGCAGCATGTCTCGCATGGTCTGGTCTCCCGCCCTCTCGGGGGCCTCGTGATCTCACTTCAAGCCGCACGCGGCGGCGGAAACTATCCGAGCTTCAAGCGCGTGAAGGCTTCTTCCAGCACCGGCTGACCGTCCGTTTCCTTGCGGGCCAGGAGGCCGAACTGATTCTTGAGGCTGAACAGCTCCTCGAGGCGCTGGATGGCCAGCTCGAGCGAGTCAACAATCATGTAGCCGGCCTTCCAGTTGCCGGCGATCGCGATGTACTGGCCCGTGGTGTAGGTGTTGGGCGCGTGTTCCGAGGTCTTGTAGGGCCGCTCGCAGATCACGCTCGGGTTGCCGCCTTGCAGGCCGGGCTGCCAGAGGTACTGGCCGTTGCCGTCCTTGAGCTTCCGGCAGCGCTTGATGAAATCGCGGTGGGCGACGATCGTGGCCACGTTGAGGTGGCCGGGCTTGAGGTTGTAGAGCCAGTCGATCACATCGTCGGCCGTGAAGCTGGTGGCCGCGGAGGCGGTGACGTCGCGGCCCGTGCTGACGCCGTCGTCCGAGGCGACGAACACGCCCAGCGGCCGGTGGTTGCCGTTGCCGGTCAGGAAGGCCTTCTCTTCGGTGACGCCGAACTTGTAGCCCAGGCGGCCGGCGAGAAAGCTGTTGGTCTGCGGCCAGACGCGGACCATCTTCTGGCTGAACTTCACCAGCTTGGTGACCAGGTGGGGCGTCAGCTCGCGGCCACCGAAGGCGGCGGTATCGTCCTCGGAGATGTCCGAGGCCGGCACTTCCGGCGTCCAGTCGGCGTCGCCGACGTCGGTGTCATAGCTCATCACGCCCAGGCTGACCGCGTTGGAGAGCGGCGGGGCCACGGTGGCGAGCTGCCGGATGAACACCTCGTCGTCGAGGAACTTGATCAGGTCCATGGACAGTTGCGTGGAGGCGAGCACGCCGCCCTTGGTATCGACGGCCGTCTGCATGCCCAGCTTCTCGCCGGTGAGCAGATAGTTGAGCATGGCCTGGTTGTACTTGTCGCTGGCCCGCTCGTGCTCGCGGCTGCCCGGGGCGATCGTGATCGTCCGGCCCCGGAGCTGGAAGGTGAGGGCTTCGCCGGTGTGCTCCCGGCTGAGGCCCGGCTGGCTCGGCTCGGTCTGCCGGGGCAGCTCGTCGCGCATGCGGTCGCCGAGGTTGGACAGCTTCTTGCGCCGCCGATCGCCGGTCTCCCGGGCGTCGATCTTGGCGGTCAAGCCGTCGATCTCCGCCTCGAGCCGCTCGTAGGTCTGGTTCTCCTCGGCGGTGAGCTCGCGCTTTTCAGCGTCCGCCTTGTCGAGGATGGCCTTCGCGTCGTGCCAGGCCTTCGCGCGCTTGTCGAGCAGTTCCTTGAGGGCTTCCATGCTGGCCTCCATCTCCGGGAGCTTACGCCGCCCGGCTCGCCAGAGGCCAGCCGTGAAATGAGCACGGGCGCAGGCCACCGGCAAAGGTCTCGTGAGAGCATCCCTTGCGAGTAGTCCGCGCCCGCGACGGCGTGCGTGGTTTGCTACTGTTCCGCGCTGGGCGACCGGAGCAACGGCTCGCGATCAACCCCTACGCGGCAAAGCGAATTGTCAGGGCCCATTCTGGCTACCGTCCGCCCGCGGTGTACAGAGCAAGTTGTTTCGCCTTGAGGTTCAGGAGCTTACGGCGAATGGCGACCGGCACGTCGCCGGCGGGGCCTCGAACCTCTCCCCCTGCCCCCTCCCCGATCCGGGGAGGGGGTTGGGGGTGGGGTGATTCCTCCTCTGGCCCGAACCGGTGGGCCAGGTAGCGGCTCAGCCAGGCCTTGCAGCGGGCCTCGATCACCTCCCGCGGCTGGCCGGCGAAGGCCCGGTCGAGCAGCTCGGCGCCGCGGCGGACCGCGGCGTCGGGCAGGCGATCGATGTCGAGCTGCACCGACAGGAGCCCGTCCACGGCGTCGCCGGTGTCCACGATGTCGGAGGCCCAGAGCTTCTCGACCCGCCAGAGCGGCGGCAGCTCCTCCCCGTCCTCGTCGATCTGCGGCGTGCCGTCCTCGTTCAGCCGCCAGGCCTCGGTCTTGTTGAGCACGAGCGAAGAGCTGAGCGCGTCCGGATCCTCATCGGCCAGGTCCATCACGTACTGGCCCAGGTTCCCGGCCGGGGCGTTGAAGGCCGCGTCCGAGAAGTGGAGATCCGCACGCACGGCCTCGACGGTGAGCCGCTTGCCGTCGCGCATGACGGTGGCGGTGTCCAGGCGGAAGTTCCTGGAGCGGCCGAGCAGCTTGCCCAGGCCGTCGTCGGACAGCGTCTCGTGCTGAAAGTGGCTCTTGAGCCCATGAGGGCCGGCGTTGCCGAGCTCCACGATCTGCTCGAGCGCGAGCCGATCGAACTCGCCGCGGCCGAAGCTCTTGAACGGGCCGAGCTGGGCGACGACGTAACCGCGGAGCACCTTGGCCTTGCGGTCCACGCCGACGGGCTTCCCGGTGGCGAAAGCGCGCAGCCGCTCAGGCTGCACGGGTATGGGCTTGCTGGGCTTTGGCATGACAAACCTCCATGAGGCCCGCCGCGTCCGTAGCGATGCGCTCGGTCCAGGCGGTGAGCAGGGTTTCCAGTTTCGGCGCCAGCTCTGCCTCCGTGGCAGCGCCGGCCAGGTCGAGCAGCTCCTGGGTGGAGCGGCTGAGATGCTCGATGGCGAACACGTGGGCGAGCTCGTCGGCATCCGCGTCGCGGCGGGCGGCGATCACCGCCGTCCGCAGAACGGGAGTCACTGCGGCGCGAATGGTCGAGCGATAGTCCGCGTTGTAGAAGCCATCGATCCAGGCCAGGAACTTCTTGGGCTGCTTGGCCGCCCGGCGGGCTTCGTT